TGGGAGGATGCTAGGAGAGGTAAGAATGATTATGTAACTAACGAAGTCCACTGGTCGCAGGTTCCAGGAAGGGATGCCAAGTGGAAAGAAGAAACAATTAAGAACACGTCACCACGACAGTTCGCACAGGAATTTGAGTGTGACTTCCTCGGTTCTGCTGACACATTAATTAGTCCAGCAAAACTTCAAACAATTCCATTCCATGACCCCATAGCTAGTAATGCAGGACTTGACGTATATAAGAGAGCAGAAAAAGATCACGAATATATTATTACTGTTGATGTTGCCCGAGGAATTGGCGGCGACTATAGTGCTTTCCTCGTGTTTGATATCACCAGTATGCCGTATCAGATCGTTGCGAAGTACAGAAATAATGAGATTAAGCCTGTATTGTTTCCCTCCGTCATCTTCCAAGTAGCGAAGGAATATAATAACCCATACATTCTGGTAGAAGTCAATGATATCGGTGATAGTATCGCTGCTACTCTTAACTACGATTTGGAATATCCTAATGTCCTTATGTGCGCTATGCGTGGTAGAGCGGGACAAGTCGTTGGACAAGGATTCTCAGGATCAAAAACCCAACTAGGTGTTAAGATGAGTGTGACCGTTAAGAAGATCGGTTGCGCTAACCTTAAAGCAATTATTGAGGAAGACAAGTTATTGTTTAATGACTTCCAGATCTTCCAAGAGCTAACTACATTTGTGCAGAAGAAACAAGCGTGGGAAGCAGACGAGGGATACCATGATGATTTAGTAATGTGCATGGTTCTCTTTGCATGGTTAGTCATGCAGGAATACTTCAAAGAGATGACTGATCAGGATATCAGGAGGAGAATTTATGAAGAACAAAGAAATCAAATCGAACAGGACATGGCTCCTTTTGGGTTTATTGATGATGGCATGGGCGACGATACCTTCATGGACGCTGACGGAGATCTGTGGGCGTATGGAGACAAGCAAGAAGAGGTCGGTTATATGTGGAACTACTGATGGATATTGGGGATCAGTTCAGTCTGGAACACCTTCTTTTCAAAGAAAGAAAATGTAGATCTTGTGGTAAGAAAAAGAATTTAATTGAAGATTTCTATATGACTAGGAAATCTAAGAGAGGATTACCGTCAGCATATTCATACGAATGTAAGGATTGCACAGTTACCAGAATTCTAAATAATAGGAGAGGAAAACAACCACTGTCTGATTGGCAGTATCCAGACTGGTAGGTTGTTCATGCATTGTTTCCCCTCTTGAGCAATAGGAATTTCTAAATACTTTTAGATAAATTTGATATCTAAGAGGTAAAAAAACATGGCAAGTCAAGTCTCGCCTGGTGTTATTATTAGAGAACGTGATTTGTCCACTGGTGTTCTAACTGGAGTATCTGCACTTCGTGGTGCAATTGCTTCTACGTTCACTAAGGGACCCGTAGGCAAAATTGTAAATATCGGTTCTGAAAGAGAACTACTAGACACTTTCGGAGCACCAGCTGAGGCAAATGCTGCAGACTGGTTGGTTGCATCCGAGTTCCTCCGTTACGGTGGTCAACTCGCAGTTGTTCGTGCAACAACTGGTGTTCTAAACGCAACTCTTGATGGTTCTGCAGTTCTAGTCGGATCTAAAGAAGATTACGAAGCTGGTGCAGGTTCATCTGAAAAGTTCGTTGCTCGTGACGCAGGTACTTCAGGTAACAACCTTCGTGTTGTTATCGTCGATCGTGGTGCTGATTACACCATCACTAAAACTGGTCACGGTCTTTCTGTTGGTGGTACATACACTGACGATGCTGCAGTCGGACATGAAGTTGTAGAAGTTGTTGATGCTAACACTGTTAGAATCATCGAAGGTTCTGCTGCTCCTACTCCTGCATCTGGCGATACTGCTGTTGCATTCTCCAACTCTAGCTGGAACGCAACTGCAATTGCTTCGACTGGTTTAACATACAAGAATATCGGTCCTCGTCCTGGTACATCTGCTTTTGCTTCTGAGCGTCATCTTAAGCACGATGAAGTTCACGTAGCAATCATTGACGAGAGCACAAACACAATCGTAGAGAGACTAACTTATCTCTCTAAACTATCTGATGGTAAGTCACCTGAAGGTGCTTCCACATATTGGAAAGATTATGTTAATGAGTATTCCAAATATGTCTATGCTTCTGCATTAACTTCTTCAGAGTTCACAACTCTAGGTTCTGATCCTGGCGCAACTGCTGCATCTTATGGTGCTACTGCTGCTGCTCCTGTAAGCATCGCAAGAATTCTAGGAACTGCTGGTGGAGCACTATCTGGTGGTACTGACGACTATGCGTATACTGCTGGTGAAATCCAAGCAGCATATACAGAGTTCCAAGATACAGAACAAACTACTGTTGACTTCATCCTAATGGGTGGATCTATGGCAACGGAATCTGATTCCCTTTCCAAAGCAGGAGCTGTTGCTGCTGTTGCTAATGCAAGAAAAGATTGTATCGCATTTGTTTCTCCTCACGTAGGAAATCAGGTTGCTACTTCTGGTGGAGCTGCACTAACTGCAGCACAACAACTAGAGAACACAATTGATTTCATGTCTGGAATTGGTTCTAGTTCTTATGTTGTTAAGGACAGCGGAATCAAGTATGTCTATGATCGCTTTAACGATAAGTATCGTTATATCGGTTGTAACGGAGACATCGCTGGTCTTTGTGTTTCTACTTCTAGTATCCAAGACGATTGGATTTCTCCAGCAGGTACTTCCAGAGGTGGATTGCAGAATGTTGTTAAACTTGCATTTAATGCAAACAAGGCAGCAAGAGATGATCTTTATACTGCAGCAATCAACCCTGTTGTTGCATTCCCTGGTTCTGGTCCTATCCTATTTGGTGATAAGACTGCACTCGCATCTCCTTCTGCATTCGACAGAATCAACGTTCGCCGTCTCTTCCTCAACATTGAGAAGAGAGCAAGACAACTTGCAGAAGGCGTACTCTTCGAGCAAAATGACAACATCACCCGTGCATCTTTTAACGGCGCATTGAGTGGTTATCTTGCTGAAGTTCAAGCACGTAGAGGTGTTACTGACTTCTTGGTTGTTTGTGATGAAACAAACAACACTCCTGAAGTTATTGATAGAAATGAGTTTGTCGCTGAAATTTTTGTTAAACCAACCCGCTCTATCAATTATGTCACAGTTACCGTAACAGCAACGAAGTCTGGCGTTTCCTTCTCGGAAGTCGTAGGTCGCTGATAATTATCCATAGAGAAAAAATACGAGGTATTAACAAATGGCAACTTCTAATGTAAGTTCATTCTTATCGGTAATTGGACAAGGCGTAAAGCCAAATATGTTCAATGTCGATATTCAATTTCCCGCAGGGTTCAGCGATGCAATCGCTGCAGACTTTGCAGTAAGCAGCTTAGGTAATACTAATACCGCATCTGAAATTGAATTGTCTTCAATTCTTTGTAAGTCTGCTGCACTTCCAGGTTCTAACTTGGGTGTTATCGAAGTTCCTTTCAGAGGAAGAACAGTTAAGATCGCAGGTGATCGTACCTTCGATACTTGGACTGCTACATTCTTCAATGATAAGAACTTCAAAATCCGTGCTCTCTTTGAAGCATGGGCAAATAGCATCAACACTCATGCAGATAACACTGCTCCAAGATTCCTTCCTAATGAAGGAAGTGGTGGGTACATGGCAAACCTCTTCGTCACTCAGATGGAGAAAGATGCAAGTCCTACTGGCGGTGCTATCAGAACTTATCAACTACACCATTGCTTCCCAACTAACGTTTCTGCAATTGATCTAGCTTATGACAGCAACGATCAGATTGAAGAATTCACTGTTGAGTGGCAGTATTCCTACTTCACCGCTGAGAAAGCTAAGGGTGGTTCTACTATTCCTGCTTCTACCAGAGATGATATTTCGGAAGGAAAAGTAGTCTGATAAATAGTAGGAAGCACACATTGATTAAATAATCATGAGTCAGTTATTTGGCTTCCAAATTAATCGCAAGGAGGGTCAGAAGGGTCAGTCCCCTGTCCCTCCTAATGCTGATGAGGCAATTGCCGTAGCAGCAGGTGGTTACTATGGGACATATGTA